GAATCAGAATCAGAAAGCAGAGAATCATCTGGCTTTAATAATTCTTTACACTCATCTAAAGTTAAACGTCGTCCATTTTTCTTATCTGTAATACATAAGCCAAATCGTCCAGATTCTATCTCTTCCCAGAACCACTTGGAAAAGCGAAAATCCTCTATATCATCCTCCAGATTATACATAAATACTTCCGCTCGACCACGATAAGCTCCATAAAAATCACAATAATGGGGGATACCTAGTTTTGTTAATTTACTAACAAGAGAACTTGTCAAAGTATCTATATATGCTTGATTAACAGGTGCTGTAACTCCACCTTTTTGTAATTCCCAAACGAATGGTTCTAAAGCCCGCTCCTTGTAACGCATCCAACGATACGGTGTTATAAGAGGCATTATTTTCTTATAAGCATATAACTGTACTTCTTGCCCCTCCTTATTTATACATGTAAGGTTTCCCCTATTTTTGTTTAATGTCTCAGGTTCCCATGATTTTAGTTTATAGTCTGAACTAATTGTACGTTTTTCCTTCTTCATCTTTAACGGAAGAAGTTCAGGAATTATGGGAATATAATCCTGACAATTATGAATTTTTGGATCCATCGAAACAAATGCTTCGCTAGGTTCCCGAGTATCAAGTTCTATTTTAACGGCTTTTGTTGCTATCCCTTTCTTTCCTGCCTTCCCGTTCTTTACCATATCTCTCCGGGTTTTCGGCTTAAATTTACATTTCTTAACGCGGGTTTTAATAATGCGCCCTTTATCAACATTGTTTTTATGTCGTGTTCGTAGTTAGTATGTCACAAGCCCCCGTGAACCCTGGAAGTCTAGCAGCACAAAGCATTCGTCTCCGAAAATTCGATATGAAAATGATCCCCCAGGATGCCGTATGTGTTTTTATTGGTCGCCGACGCACAGGAAAATCCACGCTTGTAAAAGACCTTCTATGGCATCACCAAAATATTCCCATTGGAACAGTTATTAGTGGTACAGAAGAATCCAATAGTTTCTACAGTAAAATTATTCCCCCGCTCTTTATTCATGGCGAATACAATGCCGCTATTTTATCCAATTTTGTGAAACGTCAACAACTTATGACAAAGAAGATACAGCAAGTTGAAAATGCTCCTCGAATGGCAGGATCTCCCGCCCCACAAAGTAAATTGGATCCCCGCAGCTTTCTGATTCTTGATGACTGTATGTACGATGACAGTTGGACACATGACAAAAATATTCGCTATCTATTCTTGAACGGTCGTCACCAAAAGGTATTTTTTCTCATTACGATGCAATACCCCCTTGGACTTCCTCCCGTACTTCGTACAAACGTCGATTATGTCTTTATCTTACGTGAACCATATTTCAACAATCGTAAGAGAATTTTTGAGAATTACGGTGCTGCCTTTCCTTCTCTTGAGTTTTTCGGACAAATCATGGATCAATGTACCGAAAATTTTGAGTGTCTGGTAATTAATAACAATACCCGGAGCAATCGCCTTGAAGAACAGATTTACTGGTATAAGGCCGAAATGCGTGGAGAATTCCGTATCGGCGCCCCGCAATTCTGGCAGCACAACGCCTTATATTATCGTGATAAGGATGAAGAAGATGTCAATCAATACAATCCAGAGACTCGTAAAATGCGTGGACCATCGATTGTAGTCAAAAAGAGTTATTAGTATAGGAACTATCATGCAACGCTATACGGTCGCATTAATTATACTAGTTATTGCCGTAGTTTTATCTTTTTACGCCTCTTACAAAGAATCCTTTATTGGATCACCCGATGCATTAAAATGCGGTGTTGACCAACCCCCGTGCCCTATGGGTCAAATGTGTATTAACGGATATTGTAATCTCCCCAATACCATTCCACTCCCTGTCGACACTGGCCTCCCGGTTTTACCTTAACTTTCTTCGTATATTAGAAAGAAATGGCTCGTAGCGCAGTAAGTTTTAGCGTTGGAACTTTGGCCATTGTATTCTTATTTCTTATCGTTGCTATCCCCTTTTTGAGAAAGCTTGTTCCTTCTATAAGCGGATTTGAAGACCAGGGAATGGCAGCGCAATGCGAGGAGGGTCTTAAACCTTGCTCCGAGGGCTATTTCTGCTCGCAGCGCACTTGCGTTCCGATCCTGCCCCGCTACAACGTCAATGATGTAACCGGTTATGGATCTTAATTTGGCGTTTATATATAAAAACTTATAGTATTTAATTGAAATAAATACTATAATTAATCTTTAGGAAATTAATCTTTAGGAAATTTTTCTACAATCAGCGCATCTGGCAACCATGCTAACTCCATAACGATTGGTTTTCCTTGATAAATTGCTGTATATTGAGCACTATATCCAAAATCAGTTACATACCCTGTAAGAGTATATAGGTTTTTATCATGCTTAATAAACACTTTATCTCCAATCTTATAACGCTGTGTCATCCTCAATACATACAGGATTGGATATTGAGCATTCAATTTTTACTCGTCCTTCTTAGCATCTCGTTCCATTTTACGCTGGAGCGCTAGATCAATACCGCCACCAAACAAGGAATCGTGGGGTCCCTCACTATCGCCTTCACGAGACATCGACACAACCTTCTTCTTCTCGCCGCCCTTGAAGGCCTCCTTCTTGGCGTCCGGATTCTTATTATAGAACATCTCACGAGACTCCTCATTCTCCTTATACGACTTCATGAGAGTGTTGAGCTGCTCCTCGGCGTATTCCTGCTCCTTGACGTCACTGGGTGATGGATCCCATGGCAGCCATTTTCCGACCTCACCCACAAAGACATTGTGAATGGTGTCATTCTTCTGTAACTTCTTTGCGCGCGCTGCTGCCTCTTCATGCGTACTATACGAGCCACGAATCTTGAGTCCTCGCACCGTAGTCTGAAACTCATTCTTGGCATAGAATTCATCCTCAACCTTTTTGCCATGGGCATATATAAAGTCATCATAGGCCTCCTTCAACTTTGTCTGTGAAATCTCCTTGGCATTCTGTTTCAAGTAGTCCTGGTATGAAGTGAGAACCTCATCCAAACGTGCCCGACTTGCGCGACAGATATCTGCTGCCTTCCCCTGGTCCTCCGAATCCAGTCGTGCCGCCTCCGCATCCAGCTTGCCATTGAAGTTATTGACCTGCTTGGCCAGAAATGCCTCCAGATTCTTCGTCTTCCACTGAATCTCATACGTCGCCAGGAACTTCTCAAAATAATACAACTCCTTCTTTGCTAGAACATTCTCGGGACTCAGAAAACTGAGCAGACAAAAACGCTGTCCCGGGATTTCACTGTCCTCGGTAAGAAAATCCTCTCTTGGCTCTGCCTTCTCTGTCTTCTCTGCTGTGGGCATTCTGTCCGTATATGTATTCCTTTTCGACAATTCTTTACGCAGGCTTTCTCCGGCATTCACTCTTTTTTCTAAGAGTCTGGTATAGAAGTCATGGAGTTCAGTGTCAGTGAATTCGTAAACCGTGCCTTAAAGTATCTAGTGGAGGGCCTCGCCGTAGCCACCGCCGCCATTTTTATTCCCAAGAAGTCCCTGCCTCTTGAGGAGATCGCCTCGCTGGCCCTCGTCGCCGCCGCCGTGTTTGCTCTGCTCGACGTCCTCGCACCTTCTATCGGCGTCACGGCACGCCAGGGTGCCGGATTCGGATTAGGTGCCAACCTGGTCGGCTTCCCACGCATGTAAGCCATAAGCCATGAACATGTCATAAAAATTTAAAGAAATATTAAAGAAAATACATAAATTTTATTTATGTATTTTTCTTATCGCACAATATAAAGAATATTCAAAAAAAATTATTGATATTTTCTAATTGTCATGGAGCTCATTATAATATTTATAAATTTAAATTCTTCACATATTGTGGAATTAAATGAGAATATATATCAAGATTACAAAAATACTTTATTCCTAAAAGTTTTTCACACATGTCAGTTTCTGAACCATTACATGATGAAAGGAATTGACATATCTTAATTTTATGAATATTTTCAAGATTTATATAATTTGACAATACATATATTTTTTCGTCAAAAAATCCCCATAGACCATCAAATAAGGGTAACTCATCATTTACAACACTCTGATCGTGTGCTTCTTTTGTAATTTTTGAAAGAACATCTTTCCAGAATTTTAAGGTTTTTTCATTGGCTTTTATTAAACAAAATCCTATATTTACAGTTTTATCCTCTTTAAGAAAAACCATATCATATTCTTTTTGAATAAAAATATCTATATCCTCTCGTATAGAATCATTTTTAATAAGTATATCAATATCTGAAAATAAAAAATAACCGTTCCAATTATTATAAATAGCCTGAATGAGTAAATCAACCTTGATTGTACAACCTACAAAAGGATGTATTCCGTTTGTATCATGTAATTCATTTTTAAATACAGATTGTTCAATATAAATAGGCCTATCATTAAATTCATTCGGTAATCTCAATGATTCATGGAATTTATCTTGAAAAATTCGATGAAATATCTCATAATGGGGGGACCACATATAATACCATGGAATACGGGTATCCATTCTTTTATGAGTTAATTACTTGACTTTAGACCGATGCTATGAAGTCACTCGGCTTTGCCGAGTTCGTGAATTGACTCATACTGAGGCAATGAACTCCCATCGCATATCCTCACAAATCTTCTGCCAAATCTTCGACTGTTGGTACAATTTATCTCTGTTTTTGAGAAGCGGGAAATTTGCTAAAAAGTCATCTAATTCCAGAAGTTCACAGAACTTATACAAGACATAAGCATACGATAAGAAATTACGACGATTTTTCGGACAATGTTTCTGGAAACTCGGTTGAATTTCCTTGAACATATGACGCAGTTTTTCCTCCGTTTCACGATCCATAACCGGTGTATTATGTCCATTCAAACGATTAATAATATGTGGAATATGATCATATAGACTATTCAACTTGAGTTTTCTGAGAATCTCACGCATCGAACGATATTTTATATTAGTCGTATCCGCAATCCGCTGCTTCTTGAGTTCCGTCACAATCTGCTCAAAGGTTTCCTCTGGAATTTCCTTTGTTTCCTTTGCTTGAAACTGTGCTAGAAGTTCATTGAAATGATTAATACGCTTATAAGCATAATAAGAGGATTCACGAGGTGGATCTTTATAAGAAGGTCGGTCACTATCAATCAAAATGAATTCTACACAACCACAACCTGGACAATAGAGCGTTGCTTCATTCTGACTGAAAATCATATCTTCACCACACTGGTCGCACTCATCACTCGTATCATTCAAGTCTACATGTTTTTTCAAATATCCTGGGTCTATTTTCTGTAAATACGAATCCAAGAGTCCGTCGCGACTTAGAGAGTTCTCATTTTTCTTAACACTTTTCTTTCCTTTCTTCCCCTTCTTTTCCTCCGGCTTTTTGACCTGTAAAACAGATCCAGAAATATCTTGTTCTTTCTCATCTTGTTTAATTGCGGATTCAAGTGCGCTCAAAACATCTCCTGGCTTGCGTCGTGTGCGCTGCATCATAGAGGACGACGCTCCCTGCGCAATCTTATCCTGCATATCATAATATTGAAAGAGAACATCACCCGTATTGAGAAAATAATCATATACACGGTCACCTTTATCCTTTTTTGATAAATCCTCTTTCATTCGAATATATTTATTCTCCATTTGTCCTCGCATAATATCATCACTTGTTCCATCGATACGATTTTGTAGATCTTCAAGATTTTTCGTTAATCCCTCTACCTGATCATGCTCTACTTTCATAAGAGTAAGTTGATGTTGATGAATAACATCAAGTGTGGTTCGTTCCTCAGCGCTACTACGTTTTGTTGGTTTTATCTTAAAAAACGCTGTATCCACATGAGACTCCATACCTCAGAGTACTGTAGGTTGAATATTTTCTTCCTTAAACGCTTTATTTACTGTTCAAATACTCTATCGTTATCCACTATAATATAAAGACTAAATAGATATGGAAATTCCTGCCGTTGAAATCGATGGAATTACCTTTCGTGTAATTTCCTATAATCCAGAGGCAAATAATAATAAACGTCGTATTGTGTATGAATCCTCTGCTCCAGGACGAGAGCCCGAACTATATGCGGCCTATCGATCTTCAAGTGAAATGGGATTCTGGAGATTATGTTTGGGTTATGAACGTTTAGAAAAAGGTGCTGATTATGTTCAAGCTTCCTTTATACATCTCGAATTACAGAAATATTTCAATATAATAATACAAACCAAGGAAATACCAATGAATTCGATTCTATCTCTTAGAAATGCTGGAAAAGTACGATATAATGAAAATTCAGAACGAGTAGCTTTACCAGGATGTATTTACAGTAAGGAAGGGAAAGAGGAAAAAATAAAAAATCATTTAAGAGATTATGAAACAAGAATTGTTAAGATTGAAGAACTTAAACCATATTTACAAGCAGGATGTTCAAGCACAAAAGTTCATGAAGAATTATTTAAGGAATTTTCAGATTTTATTGAATCTTCGCCATTATTTGATGTTGAATCGGTTGAATTAATATATCCAAATTATACATTTTCTATACATACATCTGTTGAAAATGTGACATTTCAAGCAAATATATATTGTTGTAATTTTACATCAAACGCCAAACTCTATTTTATGAAATATGATTTAGTATTGGAAACAAACTATGGCGGAGGGCAACCCCCTTTTACAGTTACAGGAAATTTTGCACCACTTATATTTACACCTAAAATAACGACAATAACAGAGTTTGGCACATATTCTCAATATATAATGGGTGGGTTATATATTTGTAAAATATTTGATTATAAATACCCTAATCAAATAACACGCAAAGAACATAAATCAATGATTGGTTTTGGTGATTATACATATGTTGGTAATCGTTATACAAATCTATATCCTTATAAATATATGCGTTTACAAGAAGATGGAACTCTTATATTTGTTCGTCCACCCCCATCAGCAGGTCCTTTGAGAATACGAGCTCCTCCTGTGGTTCGAGCACTTATTTCTCAAAAGGTTGCGGAACAAACGGGTGAAATTTCACCATTACATCCTTTTTACAAATCTAGAGTAGAAAAAGCACGTAATTTTAATTATAGACAGTTACTTGAGTCATTGCCACCGGTTGGCCAGTTTGCCCGCAATAAAGCGGCAACGGCCGCTGCCGAAGCACAGCGACTCGAAGCACAAGTGGCCGAAGCACCGCCACCATCTGAGAAGCCAGTAAGTGATCCGTGGGCTGGATATAGCGGTGGGCGTCGCAAAAAGAAAACGCGTAGGCGAAAGAATCAAAGACGAAGAACATATAGACGTTCATAGTAAATTGTGTTATCATAAATTTCATGACATGTTTATGGCATGAAATTTTTCCCTTCAGATATTCTCTGTTAGAACTAACATAATTCTAACAGAGAATATCCCCGGACATCCTGCCAAAGTTTCGCGTTTCGCCAATTTTTTTTCTCTTACAAGGGTATAGTACGAAATGACAGGTGGTGGTTTAATGCAG